TCTAAAGAGAATGATGGGCTAATTGGGTGGAGAAAACTTGCCCGAAGGGTACAATCTTCGTTCTATCAGTGGGTTTATGACGAAGAATCGGGCGATCTTCTCGCTTTTCAGCAGATGGCCCCTCCTGATTACAAGGTGAGAACCATTCCTCTCTCCAAAAGTCTCCACTTTAGGACAAAATTGGAGGGTGGGAACCCCGAAGGCCGCTCAATTCTTCGAAATGCGTACCGACCGTGGTATTTTAAGAAGAATATCGAGGAAATTGAAGCGATCGGGATGGAAAGAGACCTCGTGGGGCTTCCTGTTTTCACCCCGCCCGAGAATTACGATATAGACGCCACCGAAAACAAGCCCGTGCGCGATCAAGTCACCAAAATCATCTCCAATTTGAGGAGAGATGAGCAGGAAGGCATCTGTTTGCCTTCTGGATGGACACTTTCGCTCCTTTCCATGGGTGTTTCGAGGCGTCAGTTCGATTCTGACCGCATTATTAACAGATATGACAAGAGAATTGCAGCTACGGCACTAGCACAATTCATACTTTTAGGGATGGATAGGGTAGGATCTTTTGCTTTAAGCCGCAATCAAAACGATATTTTCCTTGTCGCCGTTCAATCTCTCTTGTCAAAAATCGCTGCTCACATCAACAGAGTAGCAATTCCGCGCCTTTTCGCGCTGAATCCGAAGTTTGCATCACTCGGAAGTGGCCTTCCTCAGCTCATTCCAGGCAAAGTAACCGATCCAAACCTCGACGAACTCAGCAATTACGTCATGAGGTTGGCTGGAAAGGGCTTTATGCTGCCCAAAGAGCACATACTTGAGGAGTTGGAGACTGTTGCGGGCCTTTCTGGTCTAGATGCAGAAAGAATTGGCGAGATTGACGAAGATGAGAAGGGCGAAAAGTTGGTTCAGGCGCCACCTTTGCCGGGATCTGCGACGGCTTTTGGTGGTGGTGCGGGGCCGCAGGGCCAGAAAAACACTCCAAAACCTGCAAAACCAGCCCCTAAAAAGCCCGCAGCTACCGAAAGTGATGAGGAGTAGCCATGCCAATGAGATTTAGGTCCAGCGGTGCGGTGTGTGAATGGGATGCTTTTGCAAATAAGCTCTCCACAGACGTTTATGTGGACGTGGGAGTCTGGTCTGTTGCCTATTACAAGACCAAAACCTTCACCTTCTCCGCTACCACCAACAACCTTTTAGTAAATGTGCTGGGATCGAAGGATGGTGGGACAACATTTGCAGCCGTCGAGTCCGCGATCAGTGTTACTACAGGTGCGGCGGTCGAAAAAGTCTACACAGATATGTACACGCACCTAAAGGTGCAGGTGAAAGCGGCCGTTGGTGGCAGTCAGGGCACACTCGCCACCAAATACTTCGGCACATGGGTATAAGATGCCGCAGCCAGATATAGGTGACGCACACGTTGATGGGCTTCTGGGAGACAAAAAGATGCCATACTCAACAGTAGGGGATTTGCCGCCGGCAGTCAAGAAATTGCCGGAAAAACGTCAGCGGCAGTGGATGGCCGTTTGGAACAGTGCGTATCAATCCTGTCTGGAAAAGGGCGGCGCGGATTGTGAAGCAAGTGCTTTCGCACAAGCATGGGGCGTTGTTCACAAGAGTCTTGAGGCTGAAGATGGACTCATTTTCGCCACAGGTTATGTGAATGGGGACGAATTTATTGAAAAGCTGGAGAAAGCGGACGCAGCTCTCAACGATCTACCCGATTCTATTTTCGCATACATAGAGCCAGGCGGAGAAAAGGATGAATCCGGTAAGACAGTGCCCCGCTCTCTCCGGCATTTCCCCATGCACGATGAAGCGCATGTTCGTAACAACCTCACGCGGCTGAGTCAGTCAGAATTTGGTGAAAAGGCGAAGGTTAAGGTGCTAACTGCGGCGTATCGACTGGGGATTAAATTGGACCCTGAAAAGTACAAGAAGAGCGACGGAAAACTCGACAACATCGTAAAGATCCTGCCCACAAACGCTCCTCAGGGCCTTTTTTACGGCATCGTGTATGAGCCGGATGTGGTGGACTCTCATGGCGACTTCACAAGCTCCGAAGAAATCGAAAAGGCTGCCCATGCCTTCCTTCCAGAAGCCGTCCTCAACCTCCACCACTCACAAGACCTTGAAGATGTCCAAGTTGTTGAGTCATACATCGCGCCTTGCGACTTTTCTATCGAAGGCCAGCTCGTTCGTAAGGGGAGTTGGGTCCTTGTTACGAAAGTTCTCAACCAAGAGCTCAAAGACGCGATCCTCAAAGGCGAAATTACGGGATACTCACTTGAAGGATCTGCCGTGAGGATGGAAGAGATCATATAGGAGCTGAAGCATGGCTACTTGCTATCTTAGGGATTTGAAGGTCAAAAAAGTTTCGTTCGTGTCCAGAGGCGCGAACAGAAAGCAATTCTTCCTCGCGAAGAGTGCTGATTTTGACACCTCTGTAAACAATAACATCAATTCAGGAGGCACAACTACCGTGCGACCAGAAATCAAATCGAAGGTGGCTGAAATCCTGAAGGCTGAGCGCAACATTGAAAAAGTTGTTGCTCTCCTGAAGGAAGATGCCACGTTGAAGGCGACAGACGCAGAAGTCACCGAAGTTCGTGACTTTCTCGCGATGATGCCCGCCCCCGATACCTCTGCCCTCGAAAAGGCCCAGGCCGAAGCGAAGAAGGCTGAGGAAGAGAAGCAGAAGCTGGAAACCCGGCTCAACAAGATCGAAGAGGACCAGCATCGGGCGGAGATCAAGCGGTGGGTGGACGATGAGTGCGCTCACCTCAACATGAACGTGGACGAGGCTGTCAATCAGATCCTCAAGGCGGAGAAGGTCGACAAGGATACCGCAGAAACCCTGCGGAAGTCTTTCAAGTCCACCTCCGACGCACTCAAGTCCTCTGTCATTCTCCGGGAAGTTGGGAGAGATGGGGAGGCGATGGACCCTTTGTGCAACAACCTCGTGGCCGAGGTCACAAAGGCGGCCGGAGACATCCGGAAGTCAGCGAGTGGTCAGAAGCAGTCTGAGATCATCGTCGACGCCATCAAGTCGGTCGGTGCGCATCGGTACGAGCAGTATCGCAAGGAATTCAACCACCGGGCCAAGACCGCCTAGTTTTTTACTTCACCTCAACCATTTGTGTTTTGAGTAGGAGAATGTATCATGGGTAAGGGGTATGGCATTCCCACTTTTAAGGGCACGTTCAAAGCCATTGATGCCGATCTTGCCACGAAGCAGTTTCACATCGTCAAGATTACGTCTACGGGCATCGTGGACTTTGCGACTGCGGCGACTGATCTCTCGATCGGCGTTCAGCAGAATAAGCCGGAAGCAGCGGGTTGGCCTGTAGAGGTCGTCGTTGCCGGCGAAACGAAGCTTAAAGCTGGGGGCAGCATTACTGCAGGACAGTTCCTCGTCCCGAACAGTGATGGGGAAGCTGTCGCAGTTACCCTTGGCGTAACCAACACCAGAGTTGCGGTTGCTCGTGCGCTGGAGGATGCCGATGATCATGACATCTTCCGTGCGTACGTTCTTCCGCAGTTCGTTCAGGTGTAAACTCGTTCGGGCACTGTAAACCGCTCGAAAAGAAAGGGGATACGTCATGGGTAAGGGGTATGGAATCCCATTCTTCAAAGGCTCGTTTAAGGCCGCGGCCGATTTGCATCTGAATCAGTATCACATTGTGCTACTGAGTGCAACCGGCACGGTCGCTCTTGCATCCGCCGCTACTGATCTGGTCATTGGTGCGCTGCAAAACAAGCCTGAAGCAGAGGGATGGCCCGCAGAAGTTGTGGTGCTAGGCGAGTCGAAGTTGGTGGCAGGTGCTGGTGGCATTGCTGCTGGTCAGTATATTGTTGCTGACGCAAGCGGTCATGCCGTCGGTATCACACTCGGCGCGCCTGGAGACACGACAAACGTCGCAGTCGGACGAGCATTGGAAGCCGCAGACGAGAATGATGTTTTTCGCGCCTACATCTTCCCATGCTTCGTTCAAGTAACAGCTTAACTGAACGAGCACGGCGCTCTTCAATCTATTGGAGGATTAACAAATGCCGCAACCTGATATAAGGGATGCTCATGTTGATCAACTCATGACCATCCTCTCCTCCGCTTACATGAATGAGGCGGAGAGCTACATTTCGGACAAAATCTTCCCGATCGTGCCCGTTCGGAAACAGTCGGCGCGCATCGCGAAGTACACGAAGGCGGACTGGTTCAGGGACGAAGCTCAGCTTCGCGCCCCTGGAACTGAAACCGCCGGCACGGGTTACACGGTGAACACCACCGACACCTATTTCTGTGACAACTTCGCAGTTCACAAGGATGTCCCAGATGAGGTTCGGGAAAACACCGACAACCCGTTCGATCCAGATCTGGAAGCTACCATGCTGGTCACCGACCGGCTGATGCTTCGTCGAGAGATCGCATGGGCGACCGATTTCCTCAAGACTACACTGTGGGGGACGGACAAGGATCTCGTGGCCGCACCGTGGTCAGATTATGGTCTGTCTGATCCGATCGGTGATGTGGAAACCGGCAAGGATGCCATTCATGGCTACACCGCTCGTGAGGCTAACACCCTCGTGATCGGCCGCCAGGTCTGGACCAAGCTGAAGCATCACCCCGATTTCATTGAGAGGATCAAGTACACTCAACGGGGCGTTCTGACCACTGAGATCGTCGCGTCGATCCTCGAAGTGCCTCGGCTCATGATCGGTAAGGCGATCAAGCACACATACGATGAGGGCCAGACGGATGCAGCGGCCGCTTACTCGTATGTGATGGGCAAGGTGGCGCTGCTCATGCATGTGGCCGCCCGCCCCGCACTGCTGACCCCGTCCGCAGGTTACACCTTCCACTGGTCGAATTTCGGCGCGCTGTCTTTCATCCGACGGCTGCGAAACGATTTCACCCAGGTGGACCGGATCGAAGCGCACACCTACTTCGATCACAAGGCCGTTGGTACGGACCTTGGCTATTACATGTACAACGTTGTGCCGTAAGCCGATCTGTAACTGAGTAAAAGGAGAATAACATGGCAGAGACAATGTTTGCTCGCGTACCTTTTCTGTACGCGGGTCGTGAGCTAGAACGCGGAGAGTTGGTCGAACTGAGAAGTACACCTCGGGACGACCAACTCCGCGGACTAGGGTATTTCCTGGTTTTTGATCCAAACGAACACAAACGCACGAAGTGCGATATGTGTCCGAGAGCATTCGCGAGTGAAGCCTTCTTGCTTGTGCATAAGAAGAAAAAGGGCGGGTGCATGGCCCCATCTCCCGACATCACGGTAGAGGAAACGGCTATGCTTGCTGGTGTAGACCCGAAGAAAATGAAGGTGGAGGATTGACATGGGCCGAAGAGCTAGGTCAACTGTCATTTCTTCCGAACCAGTAGGGGAGTTTGTGCCTGTGGTTGTTTATCCAGCACCCGAGCCAAAGCCTGA